TATTCCTTCTCTTGCTCACAGATACGTCCTCCAATCATACGAATGACGCTTGCAATGGTCAATTCGTCAATGATTGAGCCAACGTTCCATTGTCGCAAGATATGCAAGATTGCTTCTGCTGGAGTGAGGTTTGAAAACAGGTGATGCCAACTGCGATGGTATCTGCGCTGGACGTAGATGACGTTTGAACCGACTAACTGCCCTCCTCTTGATACTGGGATTACGTGATGTCGCTCAAGACGCTTCAAGTCTTGCTTTGCAAGATTTATCTTCTTGCGGATTCTACGAGCCGGCTTCTTAGCCACGATGACCCTCCTTTGTAAAAGAACGTCCTCCAATTACATTATACCACTTTCTTTTTGTATCTTTTTGCATTTTCAGACTTTACGATTATTGTACATCCACCGCAGTATTTACTCTTAAATCTATTCAAAGAATCATAATCTTTTCCACACTTCTGACACTTCTTTTTGAAAGTAATCCACTCTATAAATCTATTACACTTACCGCATATCCACTTATTCTTTTTTTTAACTACGAGATATTCGCAACAAATGGAGTACATATTATTTAATAGATTTTAGAAACTGCTCACCAGCTTCGCGAGATTCGGTTGTGGCTCTATTATATTTATTTTGTTCAGAGCATTGCTCATCACACGGCAATACACCACCACAACAATCCTTTTCCTTCAATCTCATCGCCTCGAACATCGCCTGTGCGCCTGTGAGATAGGATTCTTTTACAACCTCCCAGCACACACAAGCCATTAAGCGTCCATTAGAACTTTCAGGATCAAACTCTTTCGTTTCTTCTTTCGTTTCATATCCGAAAGAAGGAGCCATTGATTCATAAAGCTCATGAAACTTTCTAGCTATTTTATACGCTTCTGGATATGCTTTTTCAATTCCTTCTTTCTCCCCCAGCGTGGCGGGGGTTTTTGATTGGGTGGGCATATTATTCAGCTATTAAATCTTTAACATCTACTCCAGCTATTCTTTCTTTTTCTGTAATTTCACATAAGTCTACGTTTCCGCTCAACCCGCTAACGCTTCCTCTCAACCCGCTGATGTCTCCGCTCAACCCGCTGATGTCTCCTCTCAACCCGCTAACGCTTCCTCTCAACCCGCTAACGTTTCCTCTCAACCCGCTAACGTTTCCTCTCAACCCGCTAACGCTTCCGCTCAACCAGCTGATGTCTCCACACAACCCGCTGATGTCTCCACTTATATTTTTATGTACACCCATTATCTTTTTATCGTTTTCATAATAGTAGAGTTCATTTTTTTCTCTCTGCAATGCTTTTTTCATATATTATTAGTATATTATTTTATATATTATATTTTTAAAAATTTCGGCGCACACGCCACATGCGTAGATTCGCGAAAGTCGCATGCGCCGAACCAGATACGGAAAAAATATGAGAAAACCGTACGCTGGTAACTGGTACGTATCCCCATGCGATTGAAATATACGTACCAATTATCAAGAATGGTTTTTATATTTTTTTATGGTTTTTGAAAAGGTACATTGGTCTGGTTTCTTTGAAACCATTATGCTATCGCTTCGCTTCTATAAAGTCGCTTCGCTTCTGGTTTATAAAAATAACACCGTCTTTTGTATACATATTTATTGGCTTTGTTTATCGTTGCTGAACCAGTCGCTTCGCTTTCTCATCTGACCGATGTTTCAGTCCGATTATACGGCACTAACGTTGCAATCGGTGTTTTTACGGTGAACACACTTATAGTGTTCTATTTGCAATACGGGAAATACATTTGATACTCTTCCCATTAGTGAGTAACCAATAAAATATGTATTCTATAACGGTGTACGGTGTTGTTTATTATCTTGGCAATGGCATGCCCAATGTATTGCATTGTGCGCGTTGCCAATTTTGTGAATACCATAACGGATATTCACGAGCCTGTATTTGCCATTCTAGGCACTCTTTGCGCTCTATGCGGTATGTAACTACCTGCAAGAGATAAAAACCGCCCATAATCGCAACCATAGCTCCACATAGTATGTATAATCGCATATATCAAGGTTTAATATGCCGATGCAGGCAGGCTCTGTTGTCTCTCGTAGCTCATCGTGTTCCATTCGTCATTCATATCCAAGTCATCGTTGTTTGTGATTGCATGCGCATATCGTTTTATACGCTCAATCAAGATGTCATATACCTCTCTATCGTCATCATTCAAGTCTGAAGGCCGGAACATTGACGCACCGACGATTGCACCTCTCATACCTCTACCGAGGTAGTTTTGATATGCTCCCATTATTGCAGGGTATCCGTTTATATAATCATCAAACAAAGAAGATACATCAATCTTTAATGTTCCACCCACGTAAGAGAAATCACAATACGTGATATTTGACTCAATAGAAAACATGTACGCTTTCTCAGCGTTCTTATTTATCTTTCTCATATTTTTATGATGTTATGGTATCAATGTATTAAAATGTAGATGCAATTGCATTATTTAAACGCGATTGTTTTTCTTCTTCGGATAATGTATCCCAATTATCGGGAAATGATATGCCATTGCTTCCTGCAAGCATCATGCGCTTTTTCCATGTATTCTTTTCTTTTATATCGTTACAAAGAACATTGCCAAACATTGCAACCATTCCAATGGATTTTAATTCATCAGCATAATTCTTTTCTTTTTCTCTATTTACATCATCATTTAATCCTTTTACAATATTAAGATTGTATTCTCTTGCGATATAATTCACATGCTTGCTTGTATTAACAGACCAATATCCATATAGTATTCTATTCTTTTGATATATAGTTGCTACATGTTTATTGTATGAATATACCTTGTTTCCCTCTATTTTTAGATTCTTCTTATATCTCATATTTTTAATATCTTATACACCATACACCATCATAGAACAGATATTTTATTGTCTTTAATTGTCAATGTTCATTCCATCTCTTTCTTATTTACAATAATAACACGTAATAACAGAAGAGTCAAGGCTATAACAGGGGATAAGTATTTAATCCAGTTTTTCTTATAATTATAAAGAAAATAGACAATTTTTTGTAAGATTTAACATTGTGCGATGCATAATAAGAATAGAATTGATTTAAACTTATCCACAATCGTTTTAGAATGTTATTGAGAGATGAGAAGATAGGGAGAAAATTTTTCAGGTCTTTTTTAGTGAACATTCGTTCACTTAGTGTAAACTCAACACTAACAGGCATATACTTTTACTTTGTGTAGGATTTACACTAACTCATTGTGTAGGATTTACACTAACTCATTTCTATTCATCTCTTGTTCCTAGTCATTTCATTCCTTGTCTTTGTTTTAACATTGTCAATTTTCAGATTCAGGTAGTGCCATTTTTCTATTGGGTTAATTTTTTTTTGGGGGGGAAGAGCTAACCTAATTTGATTTTTATTGTCTAATCTAATAAGCTCCGGTTCTTTGTTTATATTCTAACTTAATCTTATTCTGTTTTGTTTCTTCTTCTTGCAACTTATTATATAATTTTAATCTATTTGGTGCTTTTTTCTTTCTTGGTTTCCAATATCCCCAATTTGAATTTTTTCTGCTTCTGGTAAGTCCCATATTTATATTGATTTGTTCTTAAATGGGTACAAAAATCCCAATAGCTACACTTGTATCTATTTTATAGATGTATTATTGTGGTTTTCTCTCCACTACATCATGCCATTGTCTCTCTGCAATAAGGTGTATTCCTTACCAAGCAATCTCGCTTTATGATTGCTAAATGCCCGCGGTAGCAAGCATCAGGATTATACGATATATACACCACAATGGGAGGTATACATATCAATGGTTATTTTGAATCAAACCGTTTTTCATACAATTAAACGGTCAACCAACTCTATCATTTAATCAGCATCCAGCGGGGGGCTGATAGATTCGCTAACCACATCCCACCAGTAATTATCAAATGAACTTTCTATAAAAAAATCACTTACTATCTTCTAAGGGTGCAAAGAAGGGAAGGTCATCCCTATCCCTTAGAAGAAAGAAAGCGATTCTTTTGACCTTTTCTCTCTCTTTGCTATAATCAAATATATGCCATTTCCAAAAAAAACACAAGGGCTGCAAACTGCAGGTATTGCATACTATGGGGAATCCTTTGCTGGTTATACCCCTAAAGAGCAGATAATTGCGATGATTCCTGCCTTTAAACAATGTTATTTTGAAATTAAAAAAAACAATGCAAAACCCAAGATAAAGGCGGTTTTAACAGAGTTCAATAGACAGAGTTATCCACAGGTCTTTCATATAGACCCGAATAAGGCATCAAAGCTTTTAAAAAAATGGGATATTGAATTTGAAGAACGACAATCACAAGCATATATAGACGAACAAAGAAGGGCAATAAAAGAACAAGATGATATTCAACTTTCATATACCGATGAAGCCCTTGAAAGAGGAACACGCACTCTTAGCGGAGAACTTCTCAATGATGCGATGATGATGTTAAAAGAAGACCAACAGAATCAGGATGAAATGAATAATAATGATTTATTAAATAGAAGGAAATACATCACGAATGTCCTTTCATCTGTTACTCGCCTTGTTCATGGAAAAGCTACACTTGCATTAAAAGCATCGGAAGAAAAAAGAAATAACGCATCATTCCTTATGACGATTCTTTCAAAAGCGACCGCGGGGACTTTATCAAACAACGAGGTATCACTTCTTGAGAGCACTTATAAGAAGGAAGAACAACCCATTGAGCAACAAAACAATGGCGAAACAATTTGACATATTAGCGAAAGACTTTGCTGCATCACGATTAGATGATTCATCGCGTGCACAATTTTTAGAACTTCTTAAAAATGAGATGTCTGGAAGAAAAGACATCATTTTCTTTTCTGAAAAGATATTGGGTATTCCATTAAATGAATACCAAAAGAAATGGTTATCTAGAACAACAACACCAAGAAGTCTATGGAAGGAAAAATTTAATATTGACATTGAAGATATTGGTGGTTTTCTTTATGGTTCTAACATCTCCTCTATAGGAAATCAGTGTATTTTTGAGGATGAATTTATTTATACAAATAATGGGATAAAAAGAGTTGGAGATTTAAAAGAGAAAGATTCAACTATTTCTGGCATTGCAAGAAATTTTCATCGTTTTGAGGATGATATTTATGAAATAACATTTTCAAATGGTATTAAAATTAAAACAAATAAAGAACATCCATTTTTTGTAAGAACCAGAAGCGAAAAAAAATGGGTAAAACTTTCTGATATAAGAAAAAGAGATTATATACAATTTCTTCCTTCTAAAAACTTTAATATAACAAGAAAACCAATAAAATCGGCAAGATTACTCGGATATTTATGCTCTGATGGGACATTAACAAAAAAACAAAGTATTAAGTTTACAAACATAAATCCTTCATTTTTAAAAGAGGTTGATTTATTGGCTCGTAATGAGTTTGGCATAGAATCAATATGGAAGAAAAAGGGAAAGGCATTTGACGTATTCCTTACGAGAAGAATAAAAACGGGAAAGAATCCTGTCCGTGAATATATAAATTCTCTTGATATATCAGATACTTCTTTTGGAAAAATTACAGAGGGAGATGATAACAGTATAAGGGAGTTTTTAAGGGGCTATTTTAATGGTGATGGATATTTACTTATAAGACGTGCAAAAGATAGAAGAGGATGCGGAGAGATTGGATTCGCAGTTGGAGATAAAAAAATAAAAGCATATCAACTTCAATTTATGCTTTGGAAGTTGGGTATTGTTTCATTTGTTTTAGAAGAATGGATGAAGAAATCAAAAAAACCATTTTATCGTGTAAAAATAAACTCTTGTGATACTAATAAGGCGATTGAATTTCTTTCGTGGGAAAAATATCCATTAAAATTTGCAGAAGCAAAAACTCTTCATTCCACTAGAAGTAGGACGGTTCATAATGATTGGATTGCTGTTCGTGAAATAAAAAAGGTTGGAAGAGGTATTGTTATTGGATATTTTACGGATACAAATGAAATAATTTCTTATTCTGGAATGAGAACGCATAATAGTGGTAAGACAGTTGGAATTGCAATAAAACATATCTGGTTTAATAAGTATAAGATTGGAATGGACTTGGATGAGAAATTGATTAACGCTGCACATTTTGCGACACTTAACATTTCTCCTCATTCTCGGCAAACAAGAGCTTGTTACCAATATATAAAAGACATTTTATCTGGGCAATTTATTATTGATGAAGATGGGATAAAACGTCTTAATGAATTGTCTCCACTTATGAGAGATTTTATTATTGGAGATAATGCAAATCTTGGTGAAATACGTTTTGCGAATAAATCTATTATGTATACTGTTCCTACTGGTGCAGACCAAGCATCTTCTCTTGCTGGTGCACAATTCGGATATATCTCTTACGATGAATGTTCTCAATCATATCATCTAAAGGAGGAACTTGGCGCGAAGATTCTTTCACGTCTTATTAAATATGGGGTCTGTCTTGACCTTATCGCCACTCCAGAGGTTGATTCTCCCTCACATCAATACTATCTGCATATTGTAAGAATGGGACAAATGGGAAAAGAAGGTTGGTGGGCATTAACAAATATGGGAATGGATGATAATAAGTTTATTCCAAAAGCGCAAAGAGACCGTGCGAAGGCATCTCTTCTTGCAACAGATAAAAAGAAATATCGTCAGGTTGTTATGGGAGAGTTTATTACATCTGGTAAACGTTTCTTTGATGGTTCTGAGATTGAGAATCTGTGGAGATTGCCGAATAAAAGAGATTGTCAAAAGAACGGGAAATATCTTCTCTGTGCCGATTGGGGAATGGCTGATACGGGAGATGAGTCTGTGTTTATTGTATTTGATTACACCAATTTTTCATTTGATGGTAAAATAGATATTGTAAACCACGAGCATGTCAGAGGAGGGACACCACAGATGCAGTTCGCATTGCTTCGTACGCTCTATGACCAATATACATGGTATGATGATGATGGGATAACGCCGCACCAACCATACTTCGTAATGGATGCAGAATCTCTTGGCGGTGTGCTCATTAAAAAATTACTAATATTACTCAAGCCAAAGGCATTTGATATTCCGAAAGATGTGGCACTTATGGAATTAAAGAGTATAATGTCTAAGGGGAGAGATTACTATGAGTCAGAAATTGATGGGGCAATTATAGAAAATAATCCAGACTACGGAAAGTTAAGAAGCTACTACATTGATGAATTGAATGAACAAATGGGAATTTATCATGTAGACGATAAAAAGATTGATACAGATTTTGTGATGACGGTAATGATGGGAGTTTCAACAATTTCAAAAAAGTTTACGCAATATAATCAAAAACCGATTGTCATGTCTCATCTTGCTGGATACAATTCACAAGTAAGAAGAGAATCAAACGCACAATCATTCCAACATAACATTTTACATAAATATTAGTATGGGCTTACTCGCTTTAATGAAGGGACAAATGTCCGCAGAAGAACAAAATCCGCGGGTAAAAGAATTAGTTTCATATATCAATGATATAGAGGCAAAAATACGTTTTGATTGGACACAACGAGTCTATGGAGATGGAACATATTCTGGCTATCAAACATTGAGAGATTTTTACAAAGGAAAGCAATGGAGTTTTAGAAAAGATGGTGGAGGAACAATGCGAACATATAATTATGTTTTCACAATCGTTGAAAACATGACTGCATTTCTTACGAATGAACCACCGCAAATATCTTGTCCTGCTATTCGTGTAGATGATGTATTAGAGCGTGCACTTGGAGAAGCAAGAACAAAGGTTCTCAATACCGTACATGAAGATAATTCAATATCACTTGTTTTCCAACGTGCTGTAAGAACTGGTTCTATTGTCGGAGACAGTTTTATTTTTGGTGCAATACCAACATTTAAAACATTAGAAGATGGAATGAAGAAGTTTGAATCAATAAGATATTGGAACATTGAAAAACCAGAAAACATTCGTGTCATCTGGAAGGATGATAATTTTAATGAGATTGGTGGATTCATAAAACATTATAGAATCTCAATCGCACAGGCAAAGAAATTATTTAGAGAGGAATTAAAAGATAAGAACTTTAATATACACGAAGATTACGATACAGATAATACTCAACAGCCCGTGCCATCCCAAGTTCCAATGATTACAATAAAAGAATATTGGGATGATGAAGAATACATTTTGTTATTTAACAATGACAATAAGCCCGTACATTATGTAAAGCATGATTGGGGGTTTATTCCTCTTCACTGGATTCCAAATATTCATCTTCCAGGTGAGCCAAAGGGAACATCTGATATTGAACAT